TTTCTACCTTGGAACCCTTTCTCAGGCACCGAGTGCAATATTCGTCGCCGAGACCTGTCTCCTGTCCGCATTGGAGGCGAAAGGTCGCGTGAGTCAGACCGAATTGCTTCAATGCCTTAGACCCCATTGCCCGTTCCCATTGGACCGCACCAGGGCAGACCCACTGACCCTTTCCAGCGATAAAGTCCTTCTCCCTTTTCACTGCCTTCCAGGTTTTCTTCTTGATAGGCAGACCTCCATTAATATCGTCCGAGATCTTGCCGTCCCGTTCAAATACTGCGTCCTCGTCTCCCCTGATATAGAATTCGTTGTCAGCCCCCTCAGGGTTGTCGCGTGTATTCGTGTATTTAATCTGGTAATGGTCCTTGGTCTTCCGAGTCCTGCGATTGCCTGAAACCTTTTTAGTGGCAATCTTCTTATCGCTCTCAGCCCTGAGACCCGATACTAGTTTATAAAACATTTCAATCAGCGCTGGATTCGTCACCTTGATATACGCATTCTTCTCTCCTGCGCCATATTTAGCAGTCCCCATAACCCTACCACCCTTGAACATTCTTCGCAGTTCGTCGGGAGTCTCACACTTGAAATCGTCAGCAGGTGGTTTCGCCAGTATCTCTGCCCACGCTTTCGCCTGACGCTCCACCAGTGGAACTTCGGGCGGTGCCGACTTGACCTTTTTAATCTGTGCCTTGTGCTTAGTCAGTAGCGGGGCGATTAGGTCATAATCGTCCAGCAGTTCCAACTTCGCGATTTTCTCGGCAGGTAGGACCAGACGGAGGTCAGCGATTGCTTGGGTGAATTGAGCGGACATTTCGGGTTGCGTTTCGTTGCTTGACTGGGTTGCGTTCAGTCTCAGTAGTTCTGTCTAATGCTGGGAATACTTCTAGCAACAATCAGATTTTTTCGTTCGCGTTTTCGTTGGCAGGACACACCCGATTCTGAGGTTGCGTTTCGTTGCCTTAGTGGTTGTTGGTATGGGGGGTAGGGTCTAGAAACAATCACATTTTCTAGTTCGCGAATTGTCTGGCAGGTGATCGCGGGTTGCGTCCTCTTGCCTTAGTGGTATGACCTGCCACAGGAAACGCGAACTAGAAAATGTGATTGTTTTTAGACAATTATCCAACATTAGACAGAACTACGGAGATAGAACGAAACCAGCGAAACTCAGGCAACGAAACGCAACCATGCCGAATGGAGTCCGTGCTAGGGGCAATTCTCGCCACGCCAATCGCCGACGCAATCAACAACGCGATATGGCGGTCCGTGCAGAATTGGTCAGAGAGGCACCGCCGATTGTGGTGGAGGCAGAACCCATTTCGGTCCAGGCTGACCCTGACACAATCCAGCAACTCCAACGGCGAATTGGTGAGTTGGAGGAGCAGGTGAAAAAGGTCAAGCAGAACTATAAATCTGCCAAGAAAGCGGAGAAAAATTTAGATAATATGATTATCAATATTTCGCATTTCTTGAAGGATTCTTGTTGCTTAATCGGCAAGAAACCCCTTCGGGAAGGCGAATTGCTGACTCCCGAATGGTTGAATGATTTCAAGAACGAAATTAGAGCATTGAAGCAGAAAGCAGGACACTACGATACTTGGCAGAAGTCAATCGCTGAACACGACGAATTCGGTGCTGTGGCATTGGAGGACATTGCCAAGAAAATAGAAAAGGTAAATTCAATGGAGAAGGAGAGGGACGCCTTCGGCGACGCATCAAGATCATTCAAGGAGATTGCTGAATCAGCCCACGACGATATGCTGATTGCTGAGGAGAAATACCAGAAGGCAATCAACGGAACTCTAATGGCATTTCAAGAGACAGAGATAAAGGATCTCCAAGACGAAAATGATAAACTTATGAAATTGAATAAATCATTGTTGAGTATCAAGAAGAAGGACAAGACCGAAATTGAAAAATATCAGAATATTGTCCAGAATATGGCAGAGGATTTCCATACAATGATTGAAAAACTCCATAAGTCTGGTGCGCCTGGCGCCACTTCTATTAATTCTACAACAGGAGAAGTGTTAAGAGAATATGTGAGCACGAATAAACTAGATTCAGAGTGGTCTATGGTAGGGTTTTATAATAATAAATGAGTAAGTTGTATATTATACAAACTTCGTAAAATATTGTATGATCTCAATTATTCTATATAGCATAATATTTTTTATGACACTTTTTTTCTATTGATACAAATATTTACGAACTTCGTATAATTCTCTTAATCATATAAATATATAAACATATATGAATATATATAATTGAATACTATGGTTAAATATAAGAATAGTGCTTCTATTAGTGGATACTATAAAGGAAAGTTAATCGTAACTCGTAAAATGAATAAGAATAAAGATCTTGAATACTGGAAATCATTAGCACATAACTTCATTGAAGAAGGATTGAGAAAAGGACATTCAATTGAATTTATGAAACGATTCAATATGAACTTCATAAAAATGGTCCGATACAAGGACACAATTAAAAAACCCGAAGAAGACGATTGGGATACTATAATGATTGCTATATTAATATTGATTAAGTTAAAAGTTATTGAAGAGGACGGAGAGAGAGAAGGTTTATTGATTATGCCAAGGAGAAAAACCCGTCCTTGTCCTTCTGAACAATGATTTCTTCATCTACTAATTCTTCTTCTGAATCCATAGCGACACTTGAACAATCAGAACCATAATCCTCGCAATCTTCTAATTTATCGTCCTCTGCACATTGAACTTCTTCGCCCATTTCTTTCAGCGGTGGCTCAGGTTGTGCTGGTTCAGGTTCTAAATCAACAACCATTGCAGGTTCTTCGTCGCTTTCTTCTTCGCTTTCACTGCTACTAACACTTGGAGCAACAGCAAGGGCAGTTAATATTTCTGCTGGATAATGTTCGCACAATAAATCATAATATGTTTCAACTAAATCACTTCTACCAGCATTAACAACTAGATCGCCTATTTCACAGAGTGCTTCAAATCGCTCGTCCATTTATATTTTAACAAATATTATTTTTATATGATAAAATTTAAAATATATATTTATTCATAAGAATGGGATATGGGAGTCAAGCGAAAGCACCGCCTAAAAGTATGCCGAAGAAAAAAATGAAAGTGCTGACAGAAGCACAGAAGAAACGCTTGAAAAAGCATAGTGATCACCACTCTAAAAAACATATGGCAATGATGAGAGCAGATATGAAAAAGGGAATGAGTTTTAAACAAGCACACAATAAAGCACAGAAAATGGTAGGTAAATAATTATTTAAATACCAATGCTTGTGAATAATCTATTTTAGAATAATCGGGACCGATCTTCGCTAATTCTGCTTCTTCTTGGTCTTCTTTATTTTTACTCTCCATAAGAGTATCAACTAAATTTAAATCAGCATTTATCTGTTGGTCTATTTTAAATATGACTGCTGAATTCAAATCGCACCGAGCCAACTCTCCATTCGGTTCGTGAATACTACACCTTATTCTTGTTAATACTCTATCAATTGTATTAGTGAATACTAAATCACCACCCATTCCATTTAAGAAATCACCATAAGGATTCGCTTTATTCGTAACAGAAACAATTGGAAGAGTAATCCCGCTTGTTGTTCCACCTAAATATCCATTTTCTTCTATTATATCACTTCTGATTGTATAATATGGTCTAAGAGTTTTCGTAGGCATTCTCTCAGCAGTGATTTTAACACTTTCAACTGGTGTAATTGTAATCACAGGTAATACATTTCTTGCCTGTTCCTGTCCTCTTTTCGTAGCGTCTGTTTCGGTAGAGATACATTGATTATTAACTATATTAGTAATCTGAAAATTACCTGTATTCTGAATCATTTTAGAATACTCAATTAAATCTCCTTCATTTACATCCGCATTAGTTGTAATCACATTTACATTATGAAGATCGGCATTGGCTCCGTGTGACTTTATCCTTACCTGCCTTGAAGAAGTAGTATTAGGATTATGAAATTGATTATATCTGAAACCCATAATTCCAGCAAGACTTCTATTCCAGAAATCTTCGGGGACAACCCAATCCTCTATGAATAATCCACTATGAGCGTCCATAATTGAATAAGGAGTTACGCTTTCATTTCTTGAAGTCATTTTTACAGGTGTTCCCATAGCAGTTAATGAAGCAGAAAATTCATTGGTATATGGACCTACATCAGGACACCAGTTATGCGGAAATATATATTTATTGATTTTATAACATTCCTTATCAGCATTAGGATTCTTCGGCACCGAATCCCCACCCGAAAGAAATCCCCCAGCATTGTAATCTTGATTTTCCCTTTCAGCAGTATGGAAACTCTCTAATGTAAATCTCTGCTGTGTTTCACTATAATTGAGTAAAGGTTCGTCTGCCCCTAAATATACACCGAATTGATATTTATCTAGTTTCTCCGTTCCGTGGTGAAGATTCTGTGCAAGAGAATATTGTTTCGCAGATTGCTGACCTCTGTTTCTTCCCTCTTCGTCAGTATTTCCATTATATAATACCATTGCTAATGTTCCATAAGCAGAGAAATGATAATCAAAACCAAATCTGCGACCCCCAGCAGTCCCAATCTGTGGATCATCATCAACGAATGCTTTATTTTCTTGTAAGAAAATAGCAGGGATTTTATCACCAGTCTGAGTGAATTGAAATCCAATGAAAAAACCAACATTCCCAGGTGCCACTGCTTGCTTTCTTCGTATTTTTCGTGCGAAGCCAAATGCTAAATCTTCATAATCAGATTCCATTGGTTTTCCGTTAGCAGTTCCAAAATCGTCACCATAATCAGCATAACCTACATCATTTTCATTAAAATCTTCTGTATCAGGATTATAATCAATAAATAAAGGAAATGTTCCTTGTGAAGCATTATCAGCAGATAAATAATAATCATATCCAAGTGGTGGAGTCGTATCGGATTTTATATTAGTGCCGAAATTACTTGGATATAAATGACTATCGGGATCATTCGGTCCGTCGTCAAATATATTCATATGAAGTAATCTATTTCTTTCAGCACTAACAGGAATATCACTCTGTCTATAATCGTCAAACAATTCAGGATAGATTACCTGAGTATCAAAGAATTCCTTAAACAATAATAAGTTTTCCCTTGTCCAAGGAATACTAGTCATAAATACTTTATCCTGTCCTCGGGTGAAATCGCCTGGTTCTGTTCTCATTCCGTCAGGTCCATTCAATTTCTTACCTGCTACATATAATTCAGGTCTCTTGATTCCAATATGCTGATAGGACGATAAATATGAATATGCTTTATCCACATCCCAAGTTCCATTTACTTTCATAAATTCGTCGTGTGTGAGTGCTTGATATGAAGTTGCTGTCGCACAATGATATAATTTATATGCTGGTGATTCGGTCTTGAAAGTTAATGTCTGATTAGAAGCACTCAGTCCTCCATGAGTTAAATCATATTGGAAAAATTCAGTATCAGTCCTTTCATTGATTTCTTCTGTCAATTGAGTCGCTACATCAGTTGGAGAATTATAACCTGGATTTACCTTCAATTGAATTAGATCTTTAACTTGAATATAATCCATAAGGATTGCGGGATCTCTTGTTGAAGTGGCGAATGAAGCAGAAACGGAGGCAGTTGTTGGTGGTAGGAAATCTTGAAGAAATCCTGTCCCTAATCCAAATTCAAATATATTATGAATAGTTGTAGTATCAGAAGCATTCGCATTCATAGTTATGGTGTTGGCTGTGGTTGAAAGAACTAAATCCGCACCAGTAAATACTGATTTAGGTGATTGAGAATGTATTGACATATTGACGAGAATGCTACTTGTAGAACCACCTTCTTTCAATGTGATTACTGGCGAACCAGCAACCGCTTGACCTATAATACTCGTCCTTGCGTCAGGTGAAGTAAATAATGTCTGTTTCGCCTTGAATATTGTAAATCGTGACCCGTCATTTTTTCCTGAAACCTTAGGAGGAGGATTAGTGCTGGTAGAATAAGGTCCATATACTTTCTGAACATCTGCTGGACACATATTCAATTCAGGTCTAGCGTGAGAAACTTGCCCGATATATGTCCCAGTCACATGAGGAGTCTGGTCAAATTGATTCCATATACTCGTCCCATGACCTGAGGCGAGTGCCGCCCAATTCCTCGGTAAGAATGCATAGTTTTCTCCATTAGAACATTTATATGGAGAAACAACCATATTCAATGTATCGTCCCTCAATTGAATTTTAGTCTTAACCAATGAAGCATTCTCCAATTGAAATTTCTCAGGTAAATTTTTTTCAAATAATATTTTCTCTGAATTGATATGCTCTACTTCTACTTCTTTTCCTAATTCTTCACCTTTAATCTGTATCTGACCTGCTTCGGCACCTATTTCTGAAACGAATGAAGAATGAACTGATATTGTATCTCCTGGTTTTAATTTTAATCCTGTGCCAACTCTATTCGTCCATTGGGCTGGATTAGAATCATTGAAATTCTGTGCTTCTTCACTCTGAGATCTAGCACATTCAATGATTGTTGTTTTCGTGTATCCACTCATTTATTTATGAGTGATAAATTAAAAATATTGTTAAGAAATTTAAATGTTTAGGGATTACTTCGTTTATGCGAATGCTATTTCCATAACTCCGTCCCGCAGAGTCGCCAGTTTAACAACTTGGAGATATGCCCTAAGTGTAGAAGCACCTGGGACTGGATTGCGAGTATCATATAATTCAATACCACGCGAATTGACACGCTCACCCTTATTCAGGCGATAAGCAGTGTAGAAGAACTTCTGCCTCGCTGTATCCGCTAATGCGTGTCCTTCAAAGTTTTCTGATCCTGGTGTTGAAGCATTGGTAGTCGCTAAGAGACCTTCACCTCTGAATAAATCACGGGAGATATACGGCACACGACCTTCCGATTGGAATACATTGTGATAGTGACGGGCGTCATTATCTACATCCACTGGATAGAGGAAATTATCATTATATTTTAGATTAGTCGTGACCTTACCAGTTGAGAGATTGGTAATCGTGGGACCATCAGCAACATATACATTGAAAAGAGAATCAGCGTCTTCTCCGTCAGGAGACGCCATAACTACAACCTTATTGATAATGCGACCAGCACCACCAACATTCTGGATTATTCCACTCTGATATTCTGCCTGAGTAACAGATCGCTTCATAAATTGATAATCTACATAGTTGAATGACATTGTGGCATTCGCTTGACGATATTGCTCCATCATGTCCTGTGGATAGAATATATAATCAGCAACTAGTTGGCAATCGGGTCTGGTGAGAGTAAGGTCTTTCGTGGTCTGGGCTACACCAGCATTGTGGCATATTCGCGTAGAAGAACCAGCACCAGCGTCAATCAGTTTATCCTGGAAAGTTAGGTGAATAGAAACCTGCTCGGACATCATATATAGCGGTAGTTGATTAAGTTTCAGGAAGGGGAATAGATCTGCAAGTAGAACGGAGAATTGAGGTTTCCTTACTTCATTCTGCCAATCCCATACAACACCACTCGGGGCGGGAGTAGAACCATTGAAAATACGATTATACCAAGTATTCTTAGGGTCTTGAAGACCTGCGTCACGAGCATTGTCAATACCAATGCTCTTCGCTTCTGTGATTGATTCAGTATTATTCGCCGCCGCATCAGCAGAAGCGTATTTAGTAGATCTATTCAAGAATTTAGGTTCAATGCTCATAAATCGCCCACTCAAAACCTGCTCTCGCTCCTTGATTGCGTCAGGGGGAAGGAAGCAAGTTTCATATGCGGCGAAATGACCATAGTCCTCAATTTCGCATAAAGTTTTAGTGCCAACACGAAGAGAAGCGCGTTGAATAACAGAATGAACACCAATATTTCCTGGGTAGAATGCTCTGATTGAATCCTGCGAAGCATTCTGAACACAATCACCAGCAGAAGAGAATGTAATGCGAGAGTTGCTGTGAAGAATACCCTTATTCTCTAAAACAAATCGGCATTCCGAATCACTGAAAATAACTGGGTCAAGAATATCTGTCTGAACATTAATTGCTGTGTCAGTTGAAACAGCACCGATTTTAACCAAATCGGGAATCTGAGATGCCTGAGGTTGAGCGGGAGCCGAAGAAGAATCCATATTATATAGTATATGAAAACAAAAAAATAAAAGTTAAATTTTAAAATATCACTTATTGAATAATCGGGAAGTGAATACTTGAAGATTGATTTCTTCTTTCCTTCCGTCCCTATATTCGTGTTGAGTTAATCTCTTCAATTGACCTTTAATGAAAGGAGGAGTTTTTCTATCCTTATTTTCATTAACACATTCAGGATATTGAGCAATGAATAGTTGCTCCATTCTAAATGCTTCGTGCTTGAAACATATACACAATAATTCTATTTTAGACTTAGTTAAATCTAACTTTTTAGCAGAGCAATAACAAGGTTCAGATTTATGAAGTTTATGTCTCAATTCTAAATCTAATCCTGTTTCTCCAATATAAATATCCTTTCCGTCAGTGATTTTATAAATATAATGAAAATTTAATAATCCCTGAGTTGCTGAAACCCATTTATCTCTCTTCAAATCATAAATACTATGATCTGGAAATACCTTATAATCATTCTCCCATTTAGTCCCTTTTAAATAATCATATCCAATGTCTTCTAATGTATCCATTATCATTAATCTAACATATATGATTATTCTTTATATACTTTCATATAAGTTATTTTCTATGCTTCAAGTATAATTTATTTCATAACTTGGATTGAACCCTGCGACGAAACAATAGTCTGGCGAGAATGAACATATAAGAAGATTGCGTTAGGGTGATCGCTAGTCAGCCCGAGTTGAAGTTGAAGACCGAAAGGCACCATAGAGAAATCAACTCCCGAATTAGAAATCTGGTCGTAATTGACACCTAATCCCCAGGCACTACCTCCCTTAATAATCTTCTTACAAGTAGCATAATTCGTGCCACAATCAAAGTTGCGATATACCGAAGTATCCACCGAAGAACGAGCAATCTTAGAGAAACCCATTACAGCGTCCATATAGTTGCGAACAAGTTGAGCGTCCCCAGTATCATTCGCCGCAGTCTTTTTCTGTAAAGTATCAATATTATATTCTAGCGGGAATCTTTCACCAGCACGGGTGAATACTGCCTGATCTACATTCGCCACCGAACCACTCTTATTCGTGAATGGAAGAGTTGCAAGTCCGTCTCGGGTGAATGAATTAATATGTCCCGAAGGAACAACATTCATAAATGCTCCAAGCACAGATTTAAGACCAAGGTTGAAATTGAGAATAGCATTCGCAGAGTTGATAGTATTGTAGTAGGAGGAGATAGAATTGTATGTGAATGTATTCGTGGTCTGCGATTGAATCTGGCTCAACTGGTCCATAGAAGGACGCTGGACTTCACAGATTAGGCGAACATTAGATAATTCGTAGAATGAATTTAGTAATTCAGTATCTGTATTGTCAGCAGAGAATAGAACCTGCTGATCAGGAGCAAGTTGGATTTCAATATTCAATCCACCAACACCCCACTGATTAGAAAGTGGAATAGGGTCTTGACCCATAAATAATCCTGATACAAGCGGAATACAGAATGAATTCGGAGAATCTGCTACTTGTGGATTTTCAACAACACCAATCTGCTGACCAGCGAAGTTAGGGAAGCGGAGAGAAGTCTCATATGCGTGACAGGCGAAATCAGCCTGAGATTGAGTCACCGATAAATAACTTGACATCATGCGGTTATGGTGATTTATTGATTCTATTGTCTGACCACTATTCTGCGAGAATATGGAAAGAGTATCAACGATTGAATAAACACCGAGACGCTCATTCATACGAATCCCGTCTCCATCAGTTGGAAGAACACCCGCAGACTTCTTGATTGAAATTTCACCACAGAGGCGAACGGAGCCAGGAACGATATAGCGGTCCTGTGCGCCGATTAATAGTTGAATAGTAGGTTGCCCATTCTTATACGATAGTTTCCCGTCACTCGTTATATTGGACGGCACGATTTCTAAATGCTGATTACTTGCGACACTCATTTATTCTCTTACAACATTTTATTTTAGGTCTAATTTTAAAAAATATATTCATTAATAAATGGTTAAAATGGTTGTGAAGAAATCAACTAAACAAGGGAAGAAATATATGGCAGTATTTACCAGAGATAATGGTAGAACGAAAACAACACATTTTGGAGCAAGTGGAATGTCTGATTATACAATTCATAAGGATAAAGAACGCAGAGCACGATATAGAAGTAGGCACAAGAAAGATTTATCAACAGGAGATTATATGAGAGCAGGTTATTTATCATATTATCTGTTATGGGGTGAAAGCACTTCATTCAGAGAGAATTTAAAATCATATAAAAAGAGATTTAATCTCTCGTAGAATAAATGAGCGAAAGTAACGACGCTATGATTGAGATTGATAAAATGA